GGGAGTGACCATCCAAGGGACAGACTGATATTCTGAAACGACGACGCCGCGGTCGACGTTAGACTTTTTGATTTTAGGTTTTTGCGCCATTATTTGCCATCGCCTGTAGAGGCGTTGTCCTCGCCTGTAAGGTTGTTGTCCCAACTAAACTTAGGCAGCGTGATCTTCTTTTTAGCCGCCTTAGCATAAGCCGTGGTCGTGCTATTGGCAGACGCAAGTTGCATTTTTAAAAGAACATTTGCCGCGTATTTGGGGTCTTCCGCCATGCGCTGCTTATGTTTGAAAAAAGACTTCAATTGCCGTTTTTCGTAAAAGTTTAATTCGCCTGGTTTTAAGTCTGGTGGTCCTACTGTCGTCAATTGAGACGACGTGCCAATGCCGCCGCGGCGATTATTTTTTGCCATATCTAAATCCATTTCAATCGTAAAGAGGTTTCCAACCTACCGCCAATCACAGTCGCCGTCAAGCGGTGTAAGTTTGGCGAGCGCGTAGCGCCCTCAAGGCGCGCAGCGCGAGCGGGGGGTAGTTCCCGAAGGGAACAGGGGGGTAACTTCCGCAAACAACCTCCGCAAGAATGTTTAATGTTTTCAGTGACATGGTTGCTCCACAAAATGCGGAACTAACCCTTGCGGAAGTAGGCAACCTCCGCAGCATATTAAAACACTGTTTTTATTCATCATTCTCGCGGAAGTTGGCAATTCCATCATTTTCAGACTTCCGCATATTTTCTGTGCCATTATGATACACATTGGACACTTTTAGCCCCTTTAATTTTGTGTGGGAATCTCTCTCTTCGTTCTTCCAGTAGCCCAAGTCTACAAACGCGCTGGCAACCAAAAGAGCATGTGTGTCACTCTTGATTCGTTTTTTAAGAACCTTGACAAGCCCCCTTGGGACGTATCTCGGCGTATATTTTGACTGAGACGAAATAGACCAAGGCTCACCCAAATTCCATGCCTCATTGGCCGCCTTAAGGATCTCGTCCCGCTCTGCCACAGTCATCTTCACGCCCGCCGCAAAGACGTATCCAGTCTCTTGCTGGCCACCAAAACCCAGATTAATTGTTGGCCTCTCTACGGCCTCTAGGATGGCCAGGGACGAGTGGAAGCCATCGACAGATACTTCCTTCAGGCGATACTCTAATTCCCATCCGTCGGGCGCAGACTTCATCTTCATGGCCTTTAAAATGCCAGTCTCTGAACCCTTCTCGCGCTCCAACATAACAATCGTATCTGCCGACCCCTCCAACACAGTTGACCCACGGAGAGCCCCATTGCCTCCACGGCTCAAGTGATGGACGAGGGCGGTCGTCGTATTGAACTGTTGTTGGACTTCATTTTCGGCCTTAACGAAGAGCGACATTTCTTTCTGGTTATTTTCGTCGGCGCCTGGAATGATCCTCGACACTGTGTCGAATACGACCATTATTGGCGCCTGCTTCATCCGTTTAATTTCCCAGTCTATCGTTCTGAGCAGCCTTGATCTGTCGCCACCCTCGATAAGGTTCATGGCGTCGGGTATGACGAGATAGTTCTCCTCGTCAGCCTTAACGCCGTGCAGGTTCTCATAGGCCGTCATACGAGCGTCGTGGTCGTGTAGGCCCTCTGTGGTAATGTAAATTATGGGGCCGTGGACATTGACCTTCCTGCCCAGAAACTCGTCCTGTCCCGTGCAAATGGCGAGACAGGCACCAATCGTATAAAAGCTCTTTCCGCATCCGGGCCAGCCGCTGATATAGTTTGAGCCATACCTCTGTAGTAGGCCCTCAATAATAAACTCTGCCGGCGGTAGGGCCTTTAAGTCTGAACGCCTTAAAACGCGAAAAAGACCTTCCGGGCGGGGGTCTTCACTTGCCGCGCCGTCATGGCTTTTATCCTCTTGCCCGCTCTGTGCCTTCTTAAACTCTGACTGGTAGTTTGTCTGAAACGTGTCCTGTTTTGGCGTCCACGGCTTTTGTGCTTCTTGGTGGATCTTCGTGTCCCACTGCCGAAGTGTCGCCTTCCATTTATGTTCAAAGAGCGACTTTCCGCGCCCCTCCTTCTCAAGCAAGACATGCTTCGGGACGCCTATTTCTTTCAGTCTCGTCTCGACCAGGTCGACGTATTCGTTAAAGCACCTGACCTTTGCCTCTTCAGCCTCTCTGGGATCAAGTATGGGACAGTCACGATAGAGATCCAGCATTGCCCTAAAGACCATGCGCGTCATGCGGTCTTCACGGCCGTCAGTAATCTTTCCCCACTCGTCAGTCTGATGCTGTGGCGTCTCCGTCCTTATTCTTTCTCCAGATTCGGTAATTGTGTGGCCGCCATATATCCTTGCCAGTTCATCAAGTTCACGGCACAGCCAATCGGGCGCTTCGGGTATTTCAACTGACCACGGCTCAAGGCCGTCTATCCATTCATAGTTATTTCCCGATTCATGTATTGACGGGGCCATTACTGCGAAGCCGCCCTGGCCTCTAATATCTACACCAATTGACGTTTTGATTGTTGGAGGCGTCCACCCCTTGGGCGCCCTAAAGAGCATCTGTATGCCGCCGCCGCCAGTTCTCTGGGTAGGCGCTTCAACAATTACACCGGCGTTGTTGTCTGCACAAATTCCATCGAACCACAACTGGGCCTCGGAGTTTTTGTAGGTGTCGAGATCAACAATAAAGACGCCCCCAGAACACATGCCAGAAAGGATACCAATATTAGTGACCCTGGCACTTGACCCTGTTCCGAACCATTCATTGTATTGCTCCATTGTTGCGAGTGAGGTTGTAAATTCTTTCCACGAAGTAAGCGCGGGACGTTTCCAGTTTTTGCCGCTTGATGGCGACATAGCTGGAACAACTTGCAAGCCTAATTTGCGGTAAAGCTCTGCATATTCGCTGACGCCAGCGAACTCGTCGTCAAAATCTATTAACATGGGGTGTGCCTATATATTGACAGTTAAATTATAAATATCGTAAGTTGAAAAAGTTGCCGCATGACATGGTGACCTCCCAACTTAACGACGCCTAACTGGCGTCGTTTTTTTCTTCTATAAACTCTTTAAGTTTTCCCTCATATCGATACCATGACCCCTTGTGACGATATCCAGAAAACTTTCTCTTTAATTCTCTTTCAATGTGATGATTGCCACATATTTGAGATAAGATAGATAGGCCAAAGGGATTACTGTATTCCATATCTCTCAACATCCATCTTGGGTGAACAGACCTTGCAATTTTTATGTAATTTTCGCATTTGATGAAAAAGACATATTCAATTTTTAATTTCTTCTGGGGCATCTTCTTCGTCTTTCTTTTCAAAACGCCATTGCTCATGCTTCATTCGACGTATCATTGATGCGGTGATAATGCATATTTCTTCTTCGACGTAATCTGCTATTACATCAAAGGCATCCATCCAACCGCGTTCATATTCTTCTGATTTCATTTTATTTATCCTTCACATCAAACTGAGACTTATATCCATACATCGCAATAAGGGCTGATTCAGCCCTACCGTCATGCTTCTTCAATTTAAACTTGTCACTGTCTGGCCAAAGCATACGCGCCATGTCTAGTGATTCATTTTTGTCTTTGCTGAGCTCCAGTGCTTTCTTCCACCGTTGCGGGCTCACCAATGTAATCGGTATTCCACACGCAGCGACCACGCCTCTAACCACGCCGTAGCTGCAGCCGAAGTTGAAACTACTGGCAACACCTTGCCCGCTGAACGAGTGAACGGCCTCGATGAATGCAACGTCTGGATTATACTGACGAATGATTTTAGCAAGTTCGTAGCCATCGGCTGTTTTTCCATCTATTGGCATGTCGTGAATACCGACAAGCATGGGATGCGAAGGGAAGTAAAATGCGCAGGCCCCTGTGAGTCCGGGGTCTACGCCAAGTATGCATTTATAAGTCATTTATCCTCTTTCGGCCTTATGGCTGTCTCTACAATTTCAGCGCAGTCCCGCAGCATCTTTGCAAATGCAACTGCGCTTTCTTCGCTTTCTTTTTGCAAGTAGCCGTCCCTTTCACATCGGTCTAAAATGTCTTGTTGAATTACCTTCTTAATATCTATTTCGCAGTCAAAGCCGTCTTCGCAAAAATCTTCAAAGACAATGGTTAACATTTCTGGATCAGTATCAAATCTCCAAAAATGTCCCCTCAACCCTTGCTGTAATGATATTGTTAAAGACTCAGACGCAGCTTGCCGCGCGTAGTCTGTTATGTTTCCAACTTTTGCAGATAATTTTTCAAATTGTTTTTCTATTTCTTTTTCAATGTTATGTTGCATTTTCTCAAATGCATCGTCCAATAAGCTCTCAGTCTTTGGTAGGCTCCATTTAGTTAAGTCTATCTTGCCAGTAAAACGGAAGCCTTTTTCATTCGTAATCATATCAATCTCCATATTTAACGAAGCCACGAACCTACCCCGCAACATTAAAATTTGTCAATAAACATTTTGAGGGGGCTTGACACCACATAACCACCCTATATGTTGTAGTCTCAAATCGAAATTGAGGTATACATTGATAAGCAACGACCCATTTGCCGCGCACGGTATTGAGCATCTATCGCCATCGACATGTAATTTGTTTGAGGCGTCTCCAGCCGCGTTTGTTCTTAACAAAGTATTAAAGCGTGGCGGGAAGGTGGGTGCCGCGGCCTACCGTGGGACGGCCGTTGAGAAGGGGATTGAGCATGGCCTCATTACGGGCGCTTCCGTTAAAGAATGCATTGACGTGGCGAAGAAAGAGTTTTGGAGCCTCAATGCCTTATCGTCCGATCCACGTCGTGAAAAAGAAGAGGGGTCTATTGCAGACTTTGTTTCGGTGGGTTTGGCCGAATTACTACCATATGGCAAACCCTCATCGACCCAGATTAAAATACAACACAACTTTGATGAAATTGCAGTGCCGTTCGTTGGCTTTTACGATTTCCTGTTCAAAGATAAAATTGTTGTCGACCTCAAAACAACACACGCCCTACCCAGTAAGATCAGCGCAAAACATGCGCGACAAGTAAGTCTCTATGTTGCCGCCGTTGATGGCGCCATTGAGGGGCGTGTAACATATGTCACGCCTAAGAAGTCTGCTACTTATGTGGTAGACGCTGTTGACGAGCATTTAAAGGCTTTGAAGCGTATAGGAATGACGATTCAAAGGTTTCTGTCTTTATCGACAGACCCGCAGGAGCTTGCGTCTTACGTTGTTCCAGACACGAGCTCTTTTTACTTTAACGACGACGAGGCCAGACAGGCCGCGTTCGAGATATGGGGAGTTTAATCATGGGCAGCGCAATACCGGCAATTCAGTTTGGTTACTTGACGTTAACAAATGACGTCGATGATAAAATTCTCATTAAGGCAAATAAAATTACTGCCATTGAGCCTTATGAATCTGATGGGGGTGCTCCCTTTCAAACAGTGATTTATGCCGGCGAAGAAGATAGTTTTCAAGTCGTTCAATCTGTTGAGCAAATCTTGTCTCAGCTTGAGGGCGTTCACCCTTCACTTCGCTAAAAGAGATTCCCCGCAATGGGGAGAGGCTTGCGACAGGCCAGACTGTCGCGCAATGGAGAAGTAATATGTCAGCATTTGGTGGATTTTTTGATGGTGTTGGCACTGGCGGCGCTGACTTTTTGCCTATCGTTAAATTTGATTCGCGCAGCGGGCGTATTTCGCGCCGCGACAGAGCTAACGGGGAGACGACTGAAGTTGATATCACAAAAACCTTTAAGGCGATCATCGATTTCCCTAACGTCGAAGTCGGATTTATTAACTTTGCTACCGGGGGCGCTCCAGACTTTCGTATGGTTCGTCTCTCCGACGGTGTGTCTATTGATAATCCTGGCGACGGTTACAAGCGCGGGGTCCGTTTCGTTGTCAAGTTATCAAAAGAGTGTGGTGGTGACGTCCGTGAATTTGCCAGCAACGCAGCTGCATTTCTTGACGGCGCTAAAAAATTAGCCGACGCATATAATGAAGGTGTAAAGTCAAACCCAGACAAATTGCCAGTAGTTGTATTAAAGGACGCCGTGGCTAAGACATCGGGAGAGGGAGCCCGTAAGTCGACGAATTATGTTCCTGTATGGGAGATCACTGGGTGGGTGCCGCGTCCCTCTGATCTGACATATAGGCCTCGTAATTCGTCGACGTCTTCTTCTGAAGTAACAGCGGCTGCTACGCCGCCCTCAACTGGCTCAACAAAGGTATCTGCGCCAACTGAAGACTGGGCAGATTTTGGATAATAACAGTTAGGTGGAATGACCCGCCTAATGAGAGATGCGGGGTAACTTGCAAAGCCGCTCCGCATCTCAACATACACAAGGATGGACAATGAGGTTTCTAATTACACTGAATATGCCTAGCGCCAGCGGTAATTTGGTTCATCAATTGAATGCCGAATATCCGGTAAACAGCTTGGAGGAATTTGTTGAGGCGCTTACGACGAATGATTTTGTTGTTATTCAGGAGTTTTACAGAGACCAAACTACGAAAGAGGACTACAGTCGCGGCCATGTGGCCATTAATCATCGATATGTAGGAAAGATTAAAGTTCTTAACGCAAACCCAGAGAGATTGACATGAAATATGATATAGCATTGAAGACAGCAATTGGATTGCTAAGAGACCGTGGCGAACGGTATGGCGAGCCCGACGCATGTTTTACGCGCATTGCTAATTTGGCGTCTGTATTTTTTAATCGCACAGTCTCTGAATATGAAGTCGCAATGATGATGCACTTCGTAAAGCTTGGACGCGCAATGGAGACGCAAGACTACGTCGATAATTACATTGATGGGATTAATTACTTGGCGTTTGCCACACAATTTTCTGGCGCGTCAAAGACAGACCCAGTAACGACTCCTGATGAAGTCGGTATTCGTGGCGCATCTATGCCATCTACTATGTCTCACTTTGCGCCAAAGCGCAGCCCAAAAGCGATCAGCGAGGACGCCTTGCGCCAGGCAATGGATGCCGTGTCTGCTGAACTGGACGTGGTAGAGAACTAATATTGGGGGATTAATTTCCCCCTTATTTTATTGAGGCGCAACAATGAAACGAATTAAAGTTATTGATATTATACGCCAAGAGTCAGAACGAACTGGCATATCAATTGAGGACATTCTAAGCCATAAGCGAACAGCTGAACTGTGTCATCTTCGCCACTATTGCATGTGGCGCGCCAAGATCGAAACCGGCCTGTCTTATCCTCAAATTGGCAGAGCCTTTGGCAATAAGGATCACACCAGCATTTTGCACGGGGTAAAGAAAATTGAGGCAATGCCGCTCGAAGAACGCCGGTGGGACCCTACTAAACGAAAGTCGTCTGACGCCGATTCCATAGAAGTTAAATCTTTCATTATTGACGCGCCTAAAGTAAAATTCCCTATTCAGCCAATATACAAGGTCGCATAATGGACGAAAAATTCTATAGGTATGTGCCATACGCCAAAGAGAAGGCCTATGAGGCGATTGGGTGGGAGTTTGAGTCTCCACTGCCATTGCCGCACGCCTGTTACGCCAGCCTATATGTGTGGCGGGGTGAGGGGCCGCCTATAGATCCAGTTTTTGAAATTAGCGTCTATCCATCGAAAAAGGAAAAGGCTGATGAGTAATATTTTTATACCAGCTTACTGGCCGCTATTTACAACACATGAACTGCGGCGCTTTGACTATGTTGCAAAGGGCGTCCCTAACTTTACGTCTGTGTTTAGTTACGACGCGGGCAGCGCGTCTATGCTTTATAATAATTATGATTCAAATAATATTTGGCTCAATCGATGGTATTACCAATATAGGACCGGCTTTGGGATATCTGAGTGGCGCGACGACTACCCAAATAATAAAAAAATAGTGATGAACCCTCCAATTGGATGGGGTGAATTTACTTACGTTGGCGGCAAATATGAGAATAAGCCACAGTTTGACTTTATAAAGTGTTGGCCGCCGGCCACTGGTTCTGGTGAGCAAATTGTTTCATTTGAAGATCATTTGCCAGTAATGACAGTTAATGGCGTGGCGTATAATGACGTTATCCAGTTTTCATATTTACAGTCTTGGGGGGGCAAGCCAGCCACTGGCGCCCGATACTGGATGGCTTTGGGGATAGGCCCTATTGCTACGCAATTCCTAACACAAAGCGCGACTGAACCAACTGTAATAACCGAATCTCCCATATGGTATGCAACTGTCACGCGAGTAAACGCATGAAAGATATCCTTCAATTCTTTGGCGTGTTGTTCCTAGTCATACAATTTTGGACTTTTGTTGGATGGTTTTTTAGGAAAAAACACGAGCGACCATTTCGTCATTGGATGGATGACTCAGATGACTTATGACAGCGACATTGACGCCTATAACAATGGATATAATGACGCCATAAAAGAAGCCATTAAAATTATATGCGACTTCGATCCCTATGACCCATACATTGTTGGTAAAATGAAAATCGAAGAAAGAAAAAAGACGCTGATTTTATTGATTAAGGATTTAGAAAAATGACAAAAGAAGATAAGCAAAAAGACGATGGCAAGGTTCCATATTCTGAAGAAGAGAGGAAAGACCCTATTGCTGGATTGGAGAAAGAAATTAAGCGCCTGGGCAAAAAGATTAAGAAATTGAAGAGATCAGTTATAGGGGCAAAGAAGTGAGACTTTTAGATAAAGAAAAAATGTATGTATTAGGCCCGCTAGAATTAAGCCCTGGTCAGTTTGCGGTAGGGGAAAGGTCATATGCCGCAATAAGGGGTAACATGCCGTATTATAATGACATGCGGCAGAAGTTTTATCTTAATGGGCAAAAAGAATTTGGAGACGCAATTGGCGAGCTAGAAACACGCGCCTTAACGGCTGAAGAAGCGTTGGAAAGAATGACCAATGCTCATAAGTCTGTGAAGTTAAAAATAGAAAATTTGACCGAAGAATTTGATGCGCTGAAAAAAGAACATGCCAGCGCGTTGAAAAAACTATCTAAAAACACGAAAAAGCCAAAAGAGAAAATCGTAAAGTAAATTATATTGTAATTGATGAGGTATTGATATGACTGATAAGCCAATATACTACTACCTTGTTGACGTAATAAAACATCTTCAAAGATATGGCCACGACGCTGAGGCAAAAGTCTGCGTTAAGGCGCTGTATGATTTGGAGAGAAAAGATAAAATCATATCAGAGCTCCGAAAAGAAGTTGACGTTTGGAGGAACGAGGCATTTAAAAACTTCAATTGCGCTCAAGAAGCATAAAAACAATGCCTGACTTCTCCATGTGCACCAACCCAGACTGCCCTATGTCGTCAACGTGCCGGCGGCATGAAAATAGCGGCACAAAGCCTTCCGAGCATCAGTCCTATTTAGACTTCCATTGGTTCTTTGATGAAACAATAGGCAAAGAAAACTGCATACATTATTTTGATAGGACAGCATATGCTATTGAAGAATTGCAAAAGAAACTTGCAAAACTAGAGGTTAATCTTCTTTACATGGAAACAGCAGCTAAAAATGATGCTCATAAAATTGAGCAATTAGAACATCAACTAAAATTCGAGTGCGATACCTATCTCTGGGAACGTAAACTAATGTCAAGACGTATTGCGCTCTTACAATATTGGATGGAGCGATTGTTTAAATACGGCAGTTCGCCGGAAGCGAGACGCAATGAACTGACAATGACGACGGAAATACCCGACTCTTTGATTAGAGAGGGAGAGGATATTCTGCGCCATCTTGAGGGAATATCAGATTTGGAGAAAGTTGATGGGATTATTTGATGGGCCGCCAGTAACCGACGCACAGAGAGACCTAGTGGCAATGACAGATGCACGAACCAGAGAATGGTATTTGGAAGCAGAAATTACAATGTTGAATATGCGTATCGCTGAACTAGAGGCAGCATTAAAGCCGTTTGCTGATGCTGCACATTTCAAAGTTACCAAAACAACTGGGACTGTAATCGAAAACAGCACATGGGA